TTATATACCTCCTATTATGTTTGCTTCAATGTTATCACTTGATAAAATTGGAAGGCTTGGCTCTTCCAAAACTAAGTTGCCATTATATTTATAAATTTTAAACTCCCAAGAATCCCCAAGAACATAAGAACCCGCATTGATTTTAAGAGAAATCTCGTTGGTATTGACTTGTTGAGTTACATTATAATTGCCAAAAAAAGCGTTGTTTCTGATTAGCTGATACTCTGTTGAAGAGGAGAAGATAATTTTCCAACTTACTGTATTTTGAGAACCTTCAAGAATATCTACTTCCCAGTCCAATACCTTATTCGTAAGAGGTTTTGCGTATGGAATAGGATAAATTTTAATTAAATCGGAATAATCCACACCTTCAGCAGTTTCAATAGCTTGGTAAATATCTCCAATAGCTATTTTACCCTTTACCTTTACCTTTACCTTATTTTTATTTGAACCTAATGCTACTATGTTATTGATAGCATTATTCAAAACAGTATTTTTTACATAATTTGGTAATATGTAAATATCAACTTTCATTTTAATCTGCACTTCCCCAGCAGCATAAACATTGAGTTTATGACCAAACATCTTAATTGGAAGTAAATAATCATATACATCATCAATGAGAGCTTGGCTAGCTATGCCTCCACCAGTAGGATATATGTATAAATTAATACTTTGACAGCTATGCTCTTCTCCAGCTCTTTCAACACCAGGGTATAGTTCTGCTAATGCCACATAGTCTTCAGGTGTAACAGCCCTTTTGAGGGTACTTCTGTGTAAAGGAATTCTCTTTTTAAGGTCTATTAGCGTTTCTGCGTTTGTTCCTCCAGATGCTTTTGTAGTATTTTTACACTTCAAAATCATTCCACTTGGAACTGTAACAGAAGAAATAACATCTGTAATTTTATTTGCTCCAACATTGCCATTTAGACCTTCAGAAACATAATAAGAAGCCAAAACAGTTTCTAAATTAGTTGGTATTTTTCCCGTGATGCCGTCACCAAGTTTTACTTGCATTCTATTGTCCTTGTTAATGGAGGGGATAAAATGCAAATCATCTTTTGTGGAAAAGAAAAATGTATCTACTTGCCCATAAACATTGGTCCCAATGGTAAGAATTATATCATAATCCACAACTTTTTCAGGCAGTAAAAATACTTGTGATGGTTGTCCATTTGTTGTGCCAATATTGATATTTTGGTATTTTTGATATTGGAAAGCTCCAACTGTTGCCTGAGTGTTACCTGTTGTGATGGTTACATTTTGCTTTGTTACAAAAGGGATATTATCTTCAGTAGAAACTATGGTGCCTGCGGGAATCACTACGTTTGAGGGAGCAGGGGTATCAAAATAAAAAGTAATATCAGCACTTGCAGGATAAGAACCTTTTACTCTATAATTAGATGATTCTGCTGCCAAAATACCAGACTCAAACCTTTTTGCTACTGGTAAAAATGCCTCCTGAGTTCTCCTATCGAGATAATAATGTAGATTTTCTAAAATTCCTGCCCAAATTTTAGAAAACTGAAATAATGGGTCATTATCTATATCAGTAATTTCAGGAAGATACAAAGGAAACTTAGATTTTATATCCTCTTCGATTTGCTCTGAAGAACGGTTTAAATACCCTATAAATTTATCACTAGCACTCATATCGTTGGGATTTCTAATTCAGTAGTTTTGGGAATTAAGTCATTGAATGACCAGATGATTTTTATACTCATTTTTTCTACATCTCTTGAGGTCACTACATCTATCAAATCTATATACTTAATGACACTCAATGTTTCTCTAATAGTTTGATTCGCTAAGGTGTCTAATATGTTGTCATTTTGTTCAAAAAGTAAACTTTCTATTTGACTGCCTCTTGACCTATTATAAAATATATCTCCAATCGGAGTTTCTATAAGCATCTTAATAATTTGGCTAACAGCTTGCTCTCCTTCAACATAAGTGCCATCGTACGGGAACTTGAGTATCTTAATCATGATAGTTTCACTTTTTCAGAAAGAAAATTTTTAGTCTTTTGTTCAAGAGCTTCAAACTGAGAAATATTTATAATTGCTGTTGAAGGAGCACCAGAACCACCACACAGAACTTTTAAGTTTTTTATTGCTAATAATAGTTCTTTCATAAAATCTTCTAACTTATTGCCAAGAGTTGCTTGCTCATTATCACCATTCAAGTTTACTGTATCTTCCATTTCAATCTTGGCACCTTTCTTATTTTGAATCAAAAGGTCTTGTTTTGATTTTAAAGTAAGGTTTTTGGATTGTGCCACCGCTCCATAACTCCAAATTGGGAATTTAATGTTTGATTGGATGAACTGTACCCAAACATTATCACCAATTTGAGGTATAAAAAGCACTCCACTTTTATCAGCATGCACTGACATAGGCAAAGCCCACTCCTCCAAAACTTTGTCTCCAAATGTGGGTATCTTAATTTTTAGCCTCGATAAATTTTCAGGGTCATTATTATCATACACAAGCCCAGCATATACGCTAGGGAATATACCAAAGGCTTCAAAACCGTTCTCTTTTATCTTTTCTAAATCAGTCATGTACAAATTTATGTATTTTACTAAAAAAAATTAAATAAAATAAAAATTATTTATCAAAAATATACAAATTTGTAGTATAAAACTATACGCTTATGCCACATACAAGTTTTGTAGAATTTCCTGCAGGCTCTATGCCTCGTGAAAAGGTAAGACAACTACACAGATACCTGAAAAAACATCCTGATACTAAAAATTCTTATGTTGGGCTTACAGGTAGAAAAATAGAGTTCACTTTTGAGACCAAAGAGGGGGCTGAAATCTTCATGAAGGATTTACAAGCTATGTTTAATCTTAGGAATACACAAACCATAACTAAAGAAGAGTATGTTAGTCGTCAATAAAATACACGCTCAAAAAGCATTAAATAAAATATTAGCAAAGTATTATGCTGGTATTTCGGTTGAAGCATTCCAAAAATATGCTCAGGATAAAAAGCTATACAGTGGTAAAATAGATGGAGATTTTGGGCTTTTATCTTATGCTGCTTTGTATGCTGACCTCATTAAGCCTGTGGAATTACAAGGTTTTACAGACTTTATTCGTGCTGAGTTCCCCAAAGAGCAAATTGTGTTGCACCATTCTGCTGGTTGGGATAATGCTCGTGGCATGTTTGATTCTTGGCAAAAAGATGGACAAAGAGGCGTCGCTACAGCCATTGGCATTATTGATAATGGTACAATTGTGAGAGGCTATAATGAAGTATTCTGGGGGCATCACATTGGTTCTGAGAATTGGAATAATGTGGCTTTGAACCAAAAAAGTGTTGCCGTTGAAATCTGTAATTTTGGGTGTTTGATGAAAAGGGAAGGCAAATATTTTGCATGGCCAAACAACTACGGTACAAAGGGACCAGGAGTGGAAATACCAGAAAGTAAAGTTATCAAGCTCAATTATAAAGGCTTTGAATTTTATGAAGTCTATACGGATAAGGAAATAGAATCCCTCGAAAAGTGGATTTTAGTCATGAGCCTTCGTTGGAATATTGATTTGACTTATCGTCATCAAGATATGTTTCCTAACACTGGGCAGGTATCAGCAAGAGCATTACAGGGAACAAATGGTATGTTTACCCACAATAGTTTTATTGACTGGAAAACAGACATCAGCCCACAGCCAAAAATGATTTCAATGCTCGAAAAACTTGCCCAATAGCTTATTAATCCCCTTTATATTTATCTGCAACACCACTTTACATTTATAAATATGCAACAACATTTAAAAAAAGATGCATGGGTTCAAACCTCTGAAAATGCACACAGAGCTTGGAGATACATTATGCAACTTAAACACCTGCTAGACAAATGTAAAGACAATGAGCAAGAAATTAATAAAGGGGACAGTAAACGCCGAAGAAGTAGCAAACAGACTGATTGAAGGTTTTTCTGAGGCAATATTTGAAATACAATCGGGAGTAGAATCTCTTATAGACGAAAAAGACTCATACAAAGAGAAGTTAAAAGACATATTCAAAAGACTCGAGTCATTAAAGCATGACTCGATAGAAATGAAGCAAAAGTATGAGGAAGCTTTATCAATCATTCAAAATTACGAACAAAGGATTAATCGTATGGAAAATCAAGATTTTGAAAAACGACTTACTCAACTTGAAGAATTTAGAAAAAACGTTGAAAAAGAACGTGACAGGGAATATTCTTTATTGGAGAATACTAAAAAGCATGTTTATCAGCAAGAAGTAAAAAATGAGGTGGTAAAGGAGGATATTAAGGAGCAAAAGGATACCAATAAAGAACAAACTGCTGAACTTAAAAAACTCGGTATTGAAATAGTAAAAATTATCAGTGTGGCTGGTAGTGTTGCTGCAATCTTCAAATATTTATTATAATGAAAAAAGTTAAATTATTCTTCATTGAATTATGGGAGAGAATTTTTGCAGAAACGCCTAAATTCTTCAAGATTATCCGAAACTTCTTCTTTTCTCTAGGAGGGTTATCCTTCCTATCATCTTTGGCAATAGAAGGATTAGGTCAGATACAATACATGCCTACTAACTGGACTTGGATTGAGCAATCACTCAGGGTTATGGCATTTGTTGGTTTTGTTGGTTCAGGAATAGCACAACTTGCGAAAGTAGATAAAAAACAAGAAGATGGACAAAAGTAATATCGGGTTATCAATCGTTTGTGCCGTCTTATTGGCGTTTTGCTTCTATTTTGGTTTAGGCTGGAAGGAAGAAAAAAAGGAAAAAGACAATCTAATCTTTGAAAAAAAGAAGGTTGAGATGGAACTAAAGATTTATAAAAACTCTGTAAAGGATGAGGTTTTACAAAAGCAAATTGAGAAGCAGTCTGATAGTGTTAGGAATGCTATTGACTTTTTTGGCGGAGGGGCAGACTCCCTGTAAGAGTTGCAAAGATAGTTTATCTACGGCTATGCAATACGGTAGGCTATTATCCAAAAATATTATTCTAAGGGATAGCCTCTTAAAAGTAAGGGCTGTAATTATTGAAGACCTAAAAGCTATCAATGTAAATTCAGAGATTGAAAAAGACAGCCTCAAAACTGTATTGAGTTTAGTTGAAGTTAAAATATCCAAAATTGATAAAAAACTTAAAAATGTTCAAAAGCAAAGGAACTCATTGGGCATTTTTTCAATATTATTAATCATTTTATTACTTCTATGATTTTAGAGGAAGAAATTTTAAAACTCTTTCCATCATTTTTCAAAAAATATGATGCGAATAAAGATATAAACAATGAAGGGACTCTGGAAAGGTTCAACAAGCTTCTGGCTTCAGAAGTGGATGATAATTTTATGGAGTCCCTTCAAAACTTCCTTCAAAACACTTTAGATGTAAAAAATATGAGTCCTGCTTTTCTTCCATACATGGAAAAATTGAGAGGTACGGATAAGTTTTCTTTTGATTTTCCTCCTTTTGACAATCAGAATGCAAGTCAGCTCCCGAGTGATATTTTGGCATTGATGAGGCATAGGATTCTTACAACTGATCGTTCTAAGCAAAACATAAGGGTTGATGGAGCAAATGAGTATGCAATAGACTACACTGATGGAGTTTATGTAACCAGCCAAGCAATAGCAGCAGCTCAGCCAAAAATCACAGAAGATGGATGGTATTTCAACGGAAGCAACCAACAAATGGTTACAAATAACATACCTGATGTTGTTTTTGCAGTAGTTGTGGCAAATTCAACAAGAAATTTTGTTGTATATGATTGTTTTATTTCAAGTTATCAGGGAGGTGTACCTTATGCAAGCATTATGGGTCAAAATGATACAACACTATTTCAACAAGTAGGTAGTGGGCAATATACGCAATCAGACATGAGAGTAAATAATATTCCAAGTACTGAATTTTCTCCTAATAATGTTTTTAAAGTTATCAGTGCCAAATTTGGAACAAAAACAGCAAATTTTTATGATATAGGTTTCAATGATGGAGGAAATGGAGCTCTTCAGGGAACAATAAAAGACATTATGTTTTTTCATACGGAGCCGTCAGAAGAACAAAAAACAATTATTCAAAATTACCTAGAAGCTTTTCATAATTTATAATATGTTTATTTCTTTTCTAAATATAGAGGCAGCCAACGAGGCTTTAGATATAATTAATAGTCATTATGGGTTTCCAGATTTCAAAGGGACAGAGTCTTGGGATGTCGCTTTGAAAGCTCTTAATCAAAATGTATGGTTTATAAGAGCTCCCAAGGAAGAGATTTTGGCAAATATCACATACCATGAATTTTTAGAAAATATCAATCAATATTTCCCAATTCAAGAAAAATGATAGTAGATAGCTTGACAATAAGAAGAAAATTCTTAGAGCATTCTGAGGAAATACATCAACTCAAAGGCACAAAAAAGGTCTTGGAGGTATTATTTTCTTGGTTGGGGTTCTATGATATTGTTTTTGAAGAAATTTTCCCAAATACATTTGGATTTGATAGCCCTTATGAACTTGATAGTATAAGCAGAATATTTGATAACAAGTGTTCACAATGTAGCAGGCTCAATATCATGATGAAACATGATAATATTAGTGATGGGCTAAAAGACACAGTTATATCTATTGTGAAATGGAATACTCCCTATAAAGTGGAAGCTTTTGTATATTATAATGGGGAGGCATCAGGAACTTTTGATAATACATTCGCAAATCAATTTTTATAAAATGAAAGAATATTTAAAATATCAAGAAGATGATTCAACAGCATTGTTGAATTCTTGGCTAAACGGAGTCCTACCAAGTGGAGTATATTGTGGATTTGATGCCTTGGATTTTCAGGCTGATATGATTTTGAGGCTAACACAATCTTTAGCCCCTGAGCATATTGATATGAGTGGTAATGGTAGCAAGGTAGGGGTTGTGAGAACCAAACAAGGAGTTATTTTAGCAGAAGACCAGAATATTAATTTTGATATAGCTCCTACTACCACTTTGCCTCGAATTGATGTAATATACATACAATATCAATACCAAGCCGTTGCAAATCCTCCTTTGCCATTTTATTCTATTTTAAAAGGGACGCCATCATCCACACCTACAGCACCCGATTTAACGACACCAGCTTTACAGGTCAAGATAGCTGAATTGTATTTACCTGCAAACTGTGAAACCTTGAATGAACCAGGAGTGAGGTACATTAAATCTCCCTCTCCAATATTATATAGAAATCCTCAAAGCCTTGTAATTGTTAAAACTGGGACTGCTGGACCTTTGCCAACTCAAAGTCTTATATTTACAAATTATGTAAAAATACAAGATACAAAAAATGAATTTAATACAACCACAGGCATTTTTACAGCTATTGAAGATGGGTTTTATTTTGCGTCAATAACAGTTAGGTTTGACTTTGGGGAAGCTGGGACTGGAAGATGGTTTGGTATGTGTCATATTGAGAAATTCAATGCAAATTCTAATGCTTGGGAGGTAGTAAATAGTGTTTTTCATAATACTGACCCAGGAGGTTATTATCAGGCAAATAAAACATTAATTGGTATAACCTATGTAAAAAAAGGGGAAAAGATAAGATTCAAGATAGAGAACCCTGGTGATGCTCCAATAAATTCTTATGACAATAATGTTTTCATATTCAAAATGCCATTACTAGATTAATAAGCGAAAATCAAAAACCCTCAAGCCTTTGGAGTGAGGGTTTTTTCTCATCGGTTTTGAAATTCCCACTTTTCGACTAAAATGTAGTTAAAGGTATTGCCATCACGAATTTTGTTTTTAATCTTGCCCTGAATGGTAATAGAAGAGTTTTTTTTGACATATTTCATAACAGACTCCTGTAAGTCTGTTGGAAACTGGAGGGAATGAAAGTCCTCAATTTGTTTTTTGACGCCATCAATCATCATGTATTCATTAGTAACGAGGGTTACTTTTACTTTGGCTTCATGTGTCTTGGCATCTGTGAATTGAATAGGGTCTTTGGTTACCCTTCCTGAAAGAATTGCAATGTTCATATTCCATAAGATTATATAATTAAAATTGTCAGATAAAAAGCCCCACCCAATAGGGCGGGGTTTATTTTGCTAGATTATTATTCACTATTGTTCAAATGGATATTTATCATGGAAGATATTATCCAAATTGTATTGTAATTCTGAATGCTCTAATAATACTTCATCGGGCAATTCTGTTGGGAGTTCTCCCATGATACTATATTCAGAATTTAAGCCACTACCTTTTTTAGTAATTACAAAATCATATTTGGTAGGGTCTGCCCAACTTTGTTTTTTCAAATAGCCTAAAATTCCAGCTATTAGACTTTTTTGAGTTATTTCAAGCACTTGGAATTTTTGTGTTTTCTGATTGAAAACTAAGAAAGCCCAAAAATACTTAGGGTCTTCAAAAACCTTTTCACCACTTTTCTTGGTGATTGTTTTTGCGTTCATTTTTTGAAGCTCCTCATTTGTGAAATAAGATTCTTTTAAAATCTTTTTGTCATCATTGGGGTCTCTTTTGATTTTTCTTCTGATAGGTTTCGAGTTTTCATCATTGGTTTTCTCACTAAAGAAAACATACCCTTCAATGATTCGACTCATAATCCTAACTTGATACTCTCCTTCTTCTTTGAAGCTAAGGAATTGGTCTGCTTTGCTAGGGATTTCAAAATCCTCTGTTGAATTGACTGGTAAGAACTGCATACTTTTTGACTTTTAAGGTTTAAAAAAATTACACTACGCTTTAAAGCATATACAAAGTAAGTAAATAAATAATTTATTTACAAATGTTTCATTATATTTTTTTTAATTAAATAAATTATTTATATATTTGTATAGACAATTTTAATATTCATTCACCTTTAAATCATTTACTTATGGAAAAAACAGGAATGTTTCAAATCTCAAGTCAGTACAGAGAGCTTGTAGAAGAGCTTGAAAATGCTGATGGAGAGTTCACTCCCGAACTATCAGAAAAGCTAAAACTTACAGAAGAAGACCTCAAAGCCAAAGCAGAAGCCTACGGTTTTGTAATTAAATCAAAGAAATCAAGAGTGGAGCATGCCAAAAACATGAAAAAACATTATGATGCTTTGATTAAAAAAGAGGAGGCTGATATAGAAAGATTAGAATTTAATCTAATCAGGGCTATTGGAATTTATGGGGAAATTAAAACACCTTCGTTTAAATTCTCAATTTCTCCAAGCGAAGTGGTAAATATTGAGAATAAGAATGAAATACCTAAAAAATTCCTGAAAGTAGTAGAAGCAGAACCCGATATATCGGCAATAAAAGTGGCTTTAAAAGCAGGAGAAAAAGTAAAAGGAGCTGTTTTAGCTAAGAATAGTAATTTAAGAATCGGAAAATAGTGAAAGTAAAAAAAAAGAATACCAAGTCCCAAGTCATACGCTTGGGTCTTCTGGCAGAGTTAGAAGCCTACTTAAAGGCAAAATATGGAATATATGCAAAAGAGTACACATTCCATCCAACAAGGCAATGGAGATTTGATTATGCAATCCCCAATGAACTTGTAAAAATAGCAATTGAAATAGAAGGGGGGATATATTCAGGTGGCAGGCACACAAGAGGTTCAGGATACCAAAAAGATTTATACAAATACAATACAGCTGTAAAGATGGGTTGGAGATTATACAGATTTACCTACAGCGATCTCAAGAAGAAAATTCACTTAAAATTCATATAATATGCAAACATACACTTTTATCTTGCCTTCAGGCATTGAGGCAGAAGTCAAATATATCTCTGGGGAAGCATCAGAAGTATTTACTAAAAAGAAGAATATTGAGACAGGAATGGCTCACACGCTTTTAATCAAACAAGTATTAGTAAGAGTTGGGGATGAAACAAACATTACAATTGAGTTTATAGAGAGGCTTTTAACAAAAGATAGAAAAGCTATTTTATTTACAGCAAGACAATTTACTTATGATTTCCCCGAAGAGTACAAGATTATTACCAAGTTTGGAAAATCAGAGGTAGAATATCCAATATCTTTAGAAGACTATGTTCCCAGCAACTACCCTTTTTATCAAAAAATAGTAGATGAAAAGAAGAAGTTATCTGAGGAAAATGAATTCAAATACGAACCAGAGCCAGCTTTTAAGAGCTATGAAGAGGTATTGGAAAAAAGAAAATGTGAGGTTTTACTGCCAAAATCAAAAAAAACAGTCTATTTTTATTTGATGACAGGAAAAGACGAGAAGAGAGCTTTAAAAGTTAATTCAGATGAAGCTAGCCTTTTAACAGTCATGAGCTTGAGAAACCCTGTTGAGATGGGGCAAAAGGGAGAAATCATGTTGAACTTAAGGGAACTCCATGCAATGGATTTAGGTGCTTTGAATGGAGAAATGGATGAGGCGGAAGATGATTTTCAAACTGTGATTGAGATTAATGACCCGAATAAATTCGGGGAATCTAAAATTGTAAATATTATGGATCATCATTTTTTTTTCGGATACCGCCGCTCATCGAAATAAGGTTTGTTTTGGGGTATGGGGAGAACAATCTCAATATCACATGGCAGGAATTACTAATGTTACCTGTTATTCATATTGAAAGATTGTTTGAACTTCATAAGAACCAAAAAGAAATTGAAGATAAAGAATATGAAAAAATTAGAAGTAATAGAAATCCGTCATTTTAAGTAATAGTGTATATTAAAAAAGGGACTTTTTGAGTCCCTTTTTTTTATTGTATGTCTCCTATGTATATTTTAACATCACTTCTGGCAGGTTCCCAAACTACTTTTCCCTTTATTTCTTTAGGTATCTTATAAACCAAATTAGTAGTTTTGGTAGTCAATGGATTAATCTGGTCCATCAATAGTCCCCATCCTTCAAGTAAAACTGGCTCAGGATTATCAAAAGTATAATCTTTACCATTATAGTTTATAATAATCTTTCCTGCAAACATCATCCTACTTTCGTTATCAATATTTTTAAAAGTAACATTCATCACCAGGTATTGATTGTCTTTTTCTGGTTTCAAGTCCACAAACTCATTACCTGTATTGACAGCTTCCATAACACCTACCTTGTTGACTGTGATTTCAAAATATTCAGTTTTAATAGCTTGTCCTATTTGTGGTTTTGCTGGTTCATCTTTTACAACTACTGGCTGATCAGATTTGGAAGAGCTGCTACTACTTTCTTTTTTAGGTCCCATGATAATGCTCATGATGAAGGCCACCACTATAATAAAAATAATCAGTCTTATGTAGTTTACTTTTACTTTTTCATTCTCCACAGTAAGTCCAATGAATTTGTAGAGACCAGGCAGTTTTTGGATTGCATTTTTTAGCATAGCATAAAGAGTTTTAGTGAAGACCAAAACTAAAAAAAAGATTCAAAATAACAAATAATATTAATAAGTGAAACGCAAAAGGAACGGATAAGTATTTATAAATCAATGAAATATAATAGATTTTGAAACGCATTTGTGTACGATTACGGAACGCAAAAGGAACGGATAAGAGATTTTTGAAGAGTTTTTATAAAAAAATGAAACGCAAAAGGAACGGATAAAAAACTAAATGTCAATAATTTACATTGAATTTTGAAACGCATTTGAGTACGATTAACATAATTTTTATTCATTTGAAACGCAAAAGGAACGGATAAATATTTGTTTTTCAGTTTTTTATGATAATTTTTGAAACGGTTTTGAGTACGCCCTATCTCTAGTATATATAGTATATATATTTAGTTATAATAGTTAATAGTAGTTTTCTTTTTTGGTTCTTTTTTCTTTTGAATTTTTCTTGAAAAAAATGCGGAATATTTTTTTAATGTTTTGCGGAAAATTCATGAGACAAAAAAAACCTGCTGTTTAGCAGGTTAATATTTAATTTTTTCGCCGAGTCCCCAGTCTGGTTTCTCCTGGTCTTCCATTGGAATTACGAAGAAAGTTCGTCCGTCTATATCTACTCTTTCAATATTTAGTTTTCCCGATTTTATATACTCATAGACTATTTTAGGTGTAACACCTATTGAATTTCGCTTCACATTAGGAAAGTGATAAGAAATACTGATCACTGTCTTTAATTCCGCAGGGTTTACAAGTTTCGTTTGCTCTCCCATAGTTTTAGAATTTTTATGATAGGCACAAAGGAAATAAATAAATTACATATTTACAACTGCCAAATAAATATTTTTAGTTTTATTAAAAAAAATATAATAAAATATTTGCAAGTAAATAAATTATTTATTTACTTTGTATAACAATTTTAATTATTCACAATAAATATATTACTCTTATGAAAAATGCAACTCAAAGACTCGTAATGAAAAACGCTTGGGAAATTGTTAGAAGTTTAGGCGTTAAATTCGTAGAAGCTTTAAAAAGAGCTTGGCAAGCTATAAAAGCAGAAAGCTTATCTTATTTTAAAATCAAATTCATAAAAGAATCAACTGGAGAAATTACTGAAAGGGTTGGTTCAAACGCCAGAATTAAAAACGGCACTCACTTAAGTTTCCACTCAATTACTGATAATGGTTACAGACAAGCAATCATTAAGAATATTATCTCCGTAGAACCTGCTAATGTAGAATATAAAGTAGAGGCTTAGTCCTCTACTATTTTAATCTTATGGAAGAGATAAAAAAAATTTTGAACCCTGATAAGAGATATGCCCGAATAGTAACTGAGATACAAAAAAAGTTTGATGAATTGAGTTACTATGAGAGAAGCAGAGTGTTTGACGATTTCCTTACCTGTGCAATTTGTACTTTTCATAATACGAATTTAAGATACAGGCTACTGGCTTGTGATATTGAGAACGAAAAGAAGTATTTGGAGGTAATTAAGCATTATAAGCCAAGAGAACAATTGATTATTAAAGAGATTTTACACTTATTCATAGCAGCTGTTGAGGCTAAAAATTACTCAGACCCTTTGGGAGAATACTATGAACAATACTTTGCAAATAGCAGGCTTGGGCAATTCTTTACACCGATGGAGGTTTGTAGAATAATGGCTAATATGGTTATAAATGAAGAATCTGAATATAAAACAGTTGTAGATGATACTGGATGTGGTTCAGGTAGGAATTTACTAGCAGCCGCCGAGAAAAACCCGAAAAACTTCTTTAAAGCAAGGGATATAAGCCTCACAGTAGCAAAATTATGTACTCTCAATTGTTTTATGAATGGTTTGAGAGGAGAGGTAGCTTGGGGAGATGCTATTAGCCTTGAAACTTGGAAAGTTTGGGAAGTCAATATGATGGGCTTTGGTATTCGAGAAATTCCAATAGAAGAAAGTTTTTATTTTGGACAGGAAAAAGAAGCCCTTGAATCTTTGAGAAGAAGAAAAGAAAGATTGAACGAAAAAATAACAGAGCAACCAAAAAACAATAAAAATAAACCCGATTTACAATTTAAGTTATTCTAACCTTATGACCATGAATTTAACAGACGAACAAAAAGACATCATCTCATTTGATGAAAACATGAAAATTAGTGCCTTGGCGGGTAGCGGTAAAACATCTACTTTGATTGAGTTTGCAAAAAGCAGGGTAAAAAGTACATTCTTATACTTAGCATTTAACAGAAGTGTAAAAGATGAGGCAATAGAGAAGTTTTCCAAAAAAGGTGTTGAAAACGTAAGAATCGAAACTGCCCATTCACTTGCTTATAGAGCTGTAGCAATTCCATACAAATATGATGTAAAAAACTACAAAACAGCCGATATACTTGAAATACCTGAAAGCCTTGAGAAGTTTAAAGCAGAAGACAGGTTGGATAATTTCATTTTTTGCAAGCACATCATGAAATACTTATCCATCTACTGTAATTCATCAGCTGTTAAAGTTACAGATATTAATTATTTGGAAAGTTGCACCAGTGAGCAATCTAAGGCATTTGTAACAGAAAATTATGAGTATTTGGAAATGGCAGTCAAGAAAATATTGAAAAAAATGGATCATGGAGATATTGCCGTAACGCATGATTTTTACCTCAAAAAATATCAATTATTATCTCCTGAATTAGATTATGATTATATTTTCTTTGATGAGGGTCAGGATGCCTCACCCTCAATGCTTGATATTTTCCTTCGACAAGAAAGTAAAAAGATAATAGTAGGAGATACACACCAACAAATTTATGGTTGGAGAGGTGCTATAAACTCACTGGAGCAGGTTGATTTTGAGGAGTTCTTTTTAAGTAATTCATTTAGATTTTCTCAAGACATAGCAGATTTGGCAAACTCTGTACTCTCTTGGAAAAGTAATTTAGGTGAAGGCTTTTCAAAAACTAAAATTACAGGTCTTGGGGAGTATTTTCCCGAAAAAGAAATGGAAGGCAGAGCAATTCTTTCAAGAACAAATATTAAGTTACTTGCTAAGGCTATCAATTTTGTTTCAAGAAACCCAAAAACTAAGATTTATTTTGAAGGAAATATCAGCAGTTATACTTATGCTGATAGTGGTAGTAGTGTTTATGATGTATTGAACTTGTATTTACAAAAGAGAGAATACATTAAAGATAAGCTAATTAAGCAGTTTAAAAGTATTTCGGAGCTTGAGGAATATATTAAAAAGTCTGAGGATAACGAATTAGGCGTTTTACTCGAATTAGTGAGAACATACAGACACGAACTTCCAAGATTGATAAATGCTATTAAGGAGCAACAAGCACCCACAAAAGAGCAGGCATCTATGGTATTCTCTACCATTCACAAAGCAAAAGGCATGGAGTATGATGAGGTAGAATTACTTGAAGGATTTTTAACAAAAACATCTTTTACTAAATTCTTAGAAGATGATAAAAAGGACAGTGAGGCATTTTCCAAAATCATTGAAGAAATCAATATTCTGTATGTGGGCATCACGAGGGCAAGACAGAAAATAAAACTACCACTTGAAATACTCCTTAGTGGTTCATCAAGCCCTCAAATAATACTTACCTAACTACCAACCCAAATTATCTTTAATATCATTCACCCTTTCATTGACATCATTGTCTAATGTGAGGGTGATGCTTATTTCTATCATCTGTGGTAAGAAATCGAAACCAGGTAAGTGAATCTTTTCTTTAGCAGAAAACTTGGAAACTACCCACTTGTTATTTCTAAATCTTCTTCCCCAAATCAAAACTACCTGAGGAGTTTTTCCAGTGGTTGTATCTTGGTAAGTGAGGGATTCAATCCATTTAGCCCTGTAGGCTGCATCTGTCTTTGCATCATCATCAGCTAGTAGATAGAAAGTAAAGCTGATTTCCTTAGAGCCTCCAGTAAAGTGATGGAGCGGGTTGTTTCTTCCCACAGCCTGCACATTCTGAAGGTTTACGTTTCTATTGATATTCAATTCCTCTGGCAAAAACTGAATAGCAAGCCTTTCATTTGACCTTAAATCAATTAAGTAAATGAGGGCATCTGTACTGGTGGCTATGGGTTTCCAACGTTCTTCCATCTTTTATTTTAATAAAAAATTTATATATTTGCAAATATAATTTATTTTAATTAAATTATTTTAATGAAAGGTATTGATATAAATCCCAAAGGGTATCATAAAAACCCAAGACAAATTAGCGAAAAACAGTTCGCTAATTTAAAAGAATGGCTTGAAGAGCTTGGAGACTTGTCAGGTATCATTCATGACCTAAATTCAAACGAACTCATTGGAGGTAACCAAAGGAGTAGGGTAATATTTGCGTCAGGAGATTACGAGGTAAATCTTACTAAAAAGTATGCAAATCCCACAAAGACAGGGACCGTAGCAGTAGGGCATCTTACTTGGAACGGAGAGATGTATAATTACAGACAGGTTCGATGGACACCTAAGCAATGTGAAAAAGCCAATATCATAGCCAACAAAGCAGGCGGTACTTGGGACACTGATATTCTGGCAAATGAATTTGAAATAGAGGATTTATCAGACTGGGGCTTTGAGGATTGGGAATTATCATTTGCAAATACTGAAGAGGAAGAAGAGGAGCAAGAAGAAAAGAAAGAAAATGGATATGTGATTAAGAGTGAAATCATATTTGATGATGAGGGACAGAAAGCAAATTTCGATAAGTTTTTAATCTATCTGAAGAAAAAATATAAACAAGAAGAGACGATTGCAGCAAGATTAGACAAGCATATTCAAGAATTCATATAAAGAATACCAATTACTAACAATACATATATTACTATGGCAAAGAAGGATGACTATATCCAATACTTGGATATCGACGTTCTTGAAGCCTCGAAAAAGAGAATCAAGCATTTACTCAATAGCTTTGATCATCTTATCATAGCTTTTTCAGGAGGGAAGGACTCCCTTGTACTCTTGAACTTAGTAGAAGAGGTATATCAGGAACTAAAAATAGAAGAACGCCCGAAGGTTTTTTTTCGGGATGAAGAACTAATCCCAGATGATGTGATTGAATTTGTTGATTCAATAAGGCTCTCAGGACGTTTCGACTTTCGCTATTATTGTATACAGCTTGAAAGCGAAAAGTATGTTCTTGGCAAGAAAGAAACCTATATACAGTGGGATTCTAAGAGGGAACACATCAGACCTATTCCACAACACGCTATCACTCATGACCAGGTACTCAGCCAATACACAACTGATGAATTTGTCGTAAAGGACCTAAAAGGCAGAGTAGCTATTTTGACTGGCATCAGAGCTGATGAAAGTATCATGAGGTTCCAAGGCATCTTAGTCAAAAAAGATGAAAGCTATGTATCTGAAAGCCCATGCCCTCGTGTGAAGCTTTGTAAACCTATCTATGATTGGACTGAAAAAGATGTATTTAGATACTTTTATGATAAAGATATTAAATACTGTAAGATTTATGATTTTCAGATGTTTGCTGGGCAGAGGCTAAGAGTTTCTACTCCATTGCATGCAGAGAGTGCCAAAGAAATCAATAAACTCAAAACCGTTTATCCTGTATTTTATAGCCAAATCACATCTTTATTTCCAGAAGTACGCCTGCAGGAAAGATATTTCAAAGAGCTTGATCGTGATGGAATCATCTACCAATATCCACACACTTGGGAGGGTATTATGCAATACATCAAAGATAATATTGAAGAGCCTGCCCATAAGAAGAAAGCCATCGAAGCTGTAGAAAAGTGTAAAAGAGCAAGAAAAAATCAAACCACTACGGAACGACCTTACGGAGGGTATCCCGTATTTTACGTGTTTAAACAAATCGTAAATGGGGCATACAAAAGATCCATTCTACCCAAAGCACACCACAGAATTAGCAAAAAAGAAAAAGAATATGAGCAATAAGAGATTTTTTTCAGAAGAGCATGTTCAGGCGTTTCTGAATTTTGGGATACTACCCGCTATCCATAATGATATGGGAGTTTTGCTTGACAATTTCCTAAGAGATGGGGAGGTATGTATGGATTTGGGTTCCTGTACTGGCTTACTTGGTGTAAGAGCCATCAGGGCAGGAGCTAAGAAAGTAATAGGCATAGAAGCCTCTAAAAGATACATAGAGAAGGCTATCAATCATCCAAATATAGAATATCATAATATGCATGTAGCCAAAGAAACTCTTGATGATATTTCAGATTTGATAGTTAGAAACAAAGTAACTTCCATACTTGCCCGTAGAGTTATTCCTGAGATAGCAGCTCATTGCTCTGTTGGGACAATCTATGATTTATCTAGAATGTTTAATAACCTGGGCATTCAAAAAATATTCATTGAGGGTAGGGTATTGGTAGAAAATGCAAAAAGTCATTTCAGTTCCATAGAAAAAGAGATAGAGGCTTTTTCTACTTATTATAAAGTAACATCCCATAGCAAAAACGCCTATTTACTAACTAAAATATGAAAGAGTATAATGGATTCTCAGGAGCTTACAGAGCAAAGGTAGGGAGGCTACTCAATAAAGCTATATTCGAAGGTAAGTTAAAAGCTCCTGAGAAATGCTGTGTTTGTGGTCAGGAAGAGGGAGGCATGCATTACCACCTTGAAGATTACTCAAAACCCTTTGAGGAACTAAGAGAAATCTGTATAGGATGCCACATGAAATTACACATGAGATTCGAATACCCTAATATGTGGAAACAGCATCTACATGAGGTTAGGCTTGGTAGAAAAAGCCCTCCTTATAAAAATGTAGGACACTTCTTTAATAAACTTAGATTACTAAACATCACTAAAGATTTTGATTTCGTGCCAATGGTAGAAAACCCTACCACTTGGTATGAGAAACTAGCAATTACTAACGATAAATATATTACTGATGAAAAAGCCACCAATTTACAACCCGATTGAACATTGGACTTGGATTGATGCCTTAGAGCTCAAGGCAAATGATTATAATCCAAACTTTGTTCTACCAGCAGAATTAGAACTGCTAGAATTATCCATCATCCAAACGGGTTGGGTACAACCCTTATTAGTTACAAAAGACCTTGTTATTATTGATGGCTTCAATAGAGCCACAATATCGAGGGTGAACGCTTGGAAAGTCCCCGCTTGTGTACTTGACATTTCAGAATCAGAGAGAATGTTATTGACTATTAGAATTAATAGGGCAAAAGGTTCTCATGTTGCATTCAAAATGAGTGAGGTAATTAAGAAACTTATCAATGAATTTGGTTTAGAAAAATCTTATGTAGCTAGAAGCATAGGAGCTTCTCTGAAGGAAATTGATTTGCTTCTTGAAGATGATGTATTTACCCGACTAAACATCAAAGACCACAAATACAGCAAAGCGTGGGAAGTGAAAAAGCCTTCTAAATAATTGTATTAAACATTTTATATTATAATAAATAAATTATATATTTATTTGTTTTTTACAATATAACTATTATTTTTGTAATGTAATTAAGCAATTGTGGGTTTTACTGAATGCGAGGGTAGGTTTCGCCCTACCCTTTACAAAGCGAGAGTAGTTCAATGGTAGAACACCAGTCTTCCACACTGGATATGTGAGTTCGATTCTCACCTTTTGCTCAACCTATATACACACAGCGAGTCCCGAACTGTTTTTGGGGCAATTTACTTTAGGAAGTCTCTTTAGGCGGAGATAAGGTCCGTTTGGTTGGTTTGGTGCTTTGCAACTAATATCTGGTAGAAAGTCTTGCAAGCGAATACTAGTAACTTGGTAATAATAAGCACATACACTAAAGTAAATCCAAAAATGGGGAGGGTGGGGGTTTCCTAAAAAGAAGCCCTCAGCATCAAAGCCGAAAGGCAAAACGTTCTTTAAAAACATAGTTGGTTCGGTAGGGCAAAAGACCCCTATAATAGTAGAAGCCAATTGGTAAGCCAGTCACCAACTATCGGTCTCCTAGCTTAAAGGTAAAGCAGTTCACTCATAATGAAAAGAGTGTAGGTTCGATTCCTGCGGAGTCCACTTGGTTTAATTGGGGAATTAAAACCAAATAACGCCGTGAGGCAGTCAAAACTTAGCCCAAACGTGGGCGGTTATGGTTCAATTAAATTAGTGTTTTTTTAGTTGTAGGATGTAACTCAGTGGCTAGAGGGTGCTTATAATGCAAATTAGCAAGTGCATTTATTATGAATTTCATAATAGCGTGGGTTCGAGTCCCACCATCCTACCAAGCGGTTTCCTTGTGAAATGCTTATGTTGCGGTTGTGATTGACCCAGTACGATATAGCTCAGCAGGCAGAGCGAAACTGTATTCGGTTGTGTGCGTAGGTTCGAGTCCTACTATCGTACTCAAATAGGGGCTTAGCTCAAATGGATAGAGCGTTTTTCGTTTGAAGGTAGATTATAATAGCTAGCTAAAAAATCTATTCGGAGACAGGCAAAAGAATGGAAAAGACCATAGTGAATTTGCAAATAACTATACGATTCTTTTCTTCTGCAAAGAAAAAAGGTTACTGGTTCGAGTCCAGTAGCCCCTACTAACTTAGATACAATGTAGCGGAATTGGTAAACGCAAGTAATCGGATGCTTCTATGGGTATGGCTCTATATACGTTGTCTTGCAGTAAAGAATTAACTCCCGTAGTCTTTGCTGTTTTGGGTTCGAGTCCCAACATTTTTTCTAAGTTTTTTCGGGGGTGAGGAATGGAGGATGTGTTCCGCCTGTGAAGTTCCGTAGGTCATGTGTACCCTACCCCGAAATTTTTAACTTTTTGTATTATGAAAACAAAAGAGTTGCTTCGTTTTTTAGTGAGATGGATTTCATTATTAATCCTCACTTCATTCTTCTTCTTTCCCATCATTTGGATAGTAGATTTTCTGTTTGACATTAATTTCAATTATGCTTTTGGATGCCTTTTTAATCTATTCTTTTGTATGATTGTGGCATTGATAGCTCCTTTAATTAACTTCTTGAATTATCATTCTGTATCAGTACAGCATAATACATTTCATGCTTATCCAGAAATGGAGCTGATTGAGAAGGAGGAAATACATTTTAAAATAGATGCAAGATTATGATAGTATTGTTTTTTTTATTGGGTATTATAATAGCAACCGTTGGAGCTGCTATAACTGTAAGAAGGGTAGATAATGAGATAGGAGTAGATTGGGACCCATTCAATGAGGATAAAGAAAAACCTAATATTGGATTGTGATGGAAGACTACAGCCAATATTATTTCAGTTTCTTCTTATGGTATAGGCATAGCAGGTATCATAGATTGGAGGCTGAATTTTATTATTTTTTGGCTTTATGTGGCAATATTCAGAGAGCGGAGGAGATACTATCCCAAGATAAGGGAGTTACAGGACAAAAGAAAATTAAATTGGATACATGGAAGGCTTGGCTTATAAATCATCCAAGACCTTCATTAATTCGTTAATGCTATGAAGAGAGGGGTAAAAATACCATTGAAAGAAAAGAAAGAGATATTTGATAAAGTAATATCGAATTATCTGGAAGGCAATACAATAGAGTCTTCTGCTGAATCAGAAGGAATATCTGAGAGGACATTCAATAATTGGGTAAATGAATTTGCAGAATTTGCGGAAATTTATAAAAAGGCTAAAGAAGATTATAAAGAGAAATTTAAGCAGGAATTAAAAGCCAAAGCTCTTACATCCCTTGAGAAAATGGTTACTGGTTGGGATTATTACGAAACCCAAGAAGAGGGTATACCTGGTAAAGATGGTAAGATTAAAACCATTAAAACAGTTCGTAAAAAGAAGCATGTTTTGCCAGTTCCATCAGCTGTATTCTTTACTCTCACAAACATTGACCCTGAAAACTGGAAGAATATCCAAACGAATGATATTCGTGGCAAACTTGAAATTGATAATCTCAATAAAGTAAGTGATGAAGATTTGGATAAACGAATCAAAGAATTAGAATCAAAGGTTGGAGGGGGTAAAAAGAAAAAAGCGTAATTAACTTACGCTTTCAAGTTCTTCTATGTATGCTTGATGTTCTGATTCTTTCACAAACCTGACTAAAAGCCCTGTATTGATTAAGAATGTATATGTTTTAAGAGGTAATATAGCCTCTTGTACCTTTTCGTTATTCATGTCGTAAGCTGAGAAATAAATTTTATTTTCTGGCTCTTCAACTTTGGTAACTCTCCAGTGATGGAGAATACTCTTGTAGGTATAACCTACTTTGGGGAATTTTAGTAGCTCACTCATAAACTATGTTTTTTGTTTAAAATACGCCGTTTACTCCGTAAAAACAGGGGGTAATGATTGTAATTATCCATAAGAATTTCTATATTTGAATTGCTCATAAATTATTTGAATTAAACCCGATTGCTACGCCTAAATAGAAACAATCGGGTTGTTTTTTATCCAAATGGCAGGAATGCTGCCTTCTTCACAAAGTAACCTTTACGAGCCCAATTCCAATACACAAAGCTATCAGCAATGTTGGGGCTTTTGCCCCCAAGGCGTTGTTTGATAATTTCCTTCTTCTCTACACTAATAGTCTTATCTGTTACTGTATATTTCGGTTCTACTAATTCAGTGATCAATCTTTCGATTAATCTTTTATCTTCTAATTTGATACTTATTTTTTTGTTTCGGAGGTCTTCTCTTGCCTCCCAATACATTTGGGAACGTAAAGAAGCAAATTGATAAAGAGGTTTTTCGTCTTTATCCTTTGGGATAGCCAATTCATTTTGCCCTCCTGAAAGTGCTTGAGCAAATATCTTTTTATTATGAAGGGTATTAATTGTACTGGTACCAATGCCCACGCTATCAACGCCAATGTATTCTCCTTTGATGCCCTTTGTTTTGATGTTTGGAATATCAAAAATATGATAACCTTCATTCATCAGCTCATCGAGGGGTAAAATGAGATTATAAGCCAAATGAGAGGCATCAGGGCAATTAAATTCTTTGATAAAATTTACCACATTACTTTCTCCATAAGCTACACAAGCCTTGTCTCCGTTAATAGAGTTTGCCACGTCCACACCTACAGCATTTTTACTATTATCTTTTTCGATATCCAAGTTTATACACTGTTTTATCCATTCTGCTTTAATTAAGCTATCAATCGATTGAGCAGGGGATATACCACGAACACGAGACTTATAGAAGGCTGATTCTTCTCCATACTCTTCTTTACGGTCCTCAATGCTCCCGATAGTAGCAGCTCCTGGTATGAGTTCTTTTTGAAGTACGATATTTGGGTGATCATAAGCACTAATTATAAAATGCTTCGTGTTGGGCTTCTTACAAAAGTTATGAAGGGTATCCGTTTGAGCATCTGGGTTACCTACTGCTAAAATCAAATTATGTTCCCCAGTGGATGTATTGATGTAAGCCTCCATAGATGCCAAGTCAATACCTGGTGTTTCTTCTGTAATGATAAGCATGTGTTCCCTGTGGAAGCCTTGACGAGATGTATTTGATTTGCTTCCTGATGATGCCCTAGAAGCTACTCCCACAGCCTGCCAAGCGTTTTGATTTGCCTCATCATCTTCTAAGTTATCAAAGCCTCTTGCATCTACTAAAAGCCTTAATGAATCGAATAATTCGGCATAGGGACGTATTTTTTTGAACTTATGAAAGGATGATTTCATTTCACTCCAAAGTTGAGTTTTGAGCTGTCCAGCAACTGGTGCAGAAGTAACCACAAAACTATTTTCAAAACAATCTAAGAACCAAAATACTACTCTTGCAAGCCAGTGGGTTTTACCTGTTCCTGTAGCAGACTCAATACCTACTTTTTTATTTCCATCTGCCAATGCCTGCCAAGCATATTTGAAAGGACTTATTGATCCATCCCAAACATGATTCTTATAGTCACCACCCCAAAGCTCCCAATCTACATTTTTTCTTGACTCTCCAAATCTTTCTTCAAGCCAATCAACAGGGTTTTTCTGATAATGAAGCATTTGTAAACGTCTTAGCTTCTCTTCTTTCAATAGCCTTAATTCCTTTTTAATATCCATAAATCAAAGGTTTAATTACAAATTTAGTATTTTATTAAAAAAAATATAATAAAATATTTGTAAATATATAAATTATTTATTTACTTTGTATAGACAATTTAATTATTCACTTTAATATTTATCATTATGAAATCAGATGCTAAGAAATTCAAAACCATTGTAAATGTAGTTTGTGAGGGAGTTCGTGAGAATATTGATTATAGGGATACTGATTATTTTTCTGCGGAAAACTATCATTCTATTAAAGAAATTGATTGGAACGGCAAAGATGGAATGAAACTATTGAGCCAACACCCACAAATTCTAATGGAGTCAAATAAGTATTTTGAGTATGGTAAATACGAGATAGAAGTAGAATTAGAACTTGATATAAAAGAAGTAAGACAAGTTAAAAAGGTGAGAGGAGAAGATGTAACAAGTTGCTACTATTATTACAATGGAGAGTTTATTAATGGGTTTTTGAATGATGATGATATGTGGAACTTGGAAATGCTTTTCAGAAATTCAGATACAGAGCAAACACAAGCACAGGCAAAACCACTAAATACATTCTTTGCTTATGCTTCTTAATGATATAGAAAGAGTAACCCCCGAAGTATTAGTAGGGGAGTTACTTAGCTTAAAAGCCAATCCAACCCCTCAAAATATAACATTAGCCAAAGTATTACTTGGAGTCCTGCAAGATAGAAAAGAAAACCTTTTGGATAAAAAGATAAAGCTTCAGGAAAAAATCAGTAATCCTAATCTAAGCAAGTCAATACACAAAAGCTATGTAGATGAATACCTTGAGGTAAATATGCAACTTAAAACAATCGAGATATATGTTAATCCAAATCAAAATAGAAACGGGTGATATTGTAAATGTTCTATTGAACTTAGAAAAAACAAATGATAAGGAGCTATTAAGCCCTAGAGAGGCTGAAAATTTCCCTTGCGAGCTTGACTCCAAGAAAACGGCTTTGGGATATGTAAATTATTATGCTGATACACTTCAAAAAGTGTTGGTTGATTTTTTGGCAGTATCCGAAGGGAAAAAATTGATAGAGGCAGTCTTATTAACTATGCTTTCTGACCCTGAAAAATATGCAAAGTATTCAGGACTTATAGAACATCTAAATAAAGTATTACCAAATGAATTAGTATTCACAGAGGAGGGCATTTAAGCCCTCCATAAACAAATATAAACATGGACTCAGTTAAAACCAAAATAATTACAGAAGCTCTCGAATCAATAGGACTTACAGATATTACAGTCAGTGAAGAGAATAAAGAAATCACTTTCAAAAATGAAAAGTTGGTGCTTGCAGACTTACAACTTGTGGGAGAGATTGCTGGTATGTTTAAGCTTCAAGTTTTAGCAACTGCCAAAGAGCAATTTATAGAAGTAAAAATATCAGGGCTATGAGTGAAGATGATTACCTACAGCACTTTTTAGAGTTCTGTGGATTTATAAATGAGCCTAATTCGCTGATGCTTGTAGATGGATATTATGGTATAAAACTAACAGCTGCTTATCCAGAACCTAATACATACGAAGGGCTTCGATTAGTACACAAACAAATTCTTGACAATGAAACTATTCAACATTATGGTAGTCGAAAGCAAATCAATTCATAAAGTAGTATATGAGAGACCAGGTATGAAGCCAGTCACTCAAAAGAATAATAAGTTTTACGTTGGAGGCAAACCCCTCGAAAAAGTAAAAGACTATTGGAGATTCCTCCCATCAACAGCAGATACAGTTGATTTCTTAAACTGATGGAACTGCTTATCTCAATGCTTATTGCCTGCGTGGTTTCGTGGGCAATAGGCTTCTCAATCGGATTTATAAAAGGTAAATTTTTTAATCAAAAATAACATGAATACACTAGAAATAGCTCAAAAATGTGGCGTTCCTACGCCTCAGACTTCTCAGGAATTGAATTGGCAATCTATGACATTATTTGTTTGGATAGATTGCCAAGACGAAGGGGGTGTTATTTGTGTAAATGATTCACAAATAGATAATCTTATAAAGCATGGGATAACTTTTAAGGAAATAGCATTAGCACCACAATTCCATGAGATAGCACCTAAATTGCCCGAAACAATATATGATCATTACATCTTGGAATTAGATGAAAGTGAATGGATTGTTGAAAAGCCCAAAGAAATGCATGATGAAGATGTATTAAATGCTTACCACTTGTGGCAAAATGAACGATTGATAGGGTATTATCATGAAGAAGAAGGAGAGTCTTGTCATTTTAGGCAAAAAATAGAAAATCATCATCATGCTGAGGCATGTGCAAAACTCTATATCCAACTAAAAAACGAAAACCTACTATGCAAATCACTAGAGAACAAATCATAAGTTACGCCCCCTATAAAATAAATCTATTCCATACAGAATGGAAAGAGGTTGCACCAATGGAAAATATAGACGCTCTCACGTGGGAAAATGATACAAGAATCAATCTTGTTTGGATGCATGAATCAGACCATTGGTGGATGTTCAAGCCAGTTGTCAGACCTTTAACGGACCTGATAAAAGATATTCAGATAGAAGGCAATAGAATCATTCCTATTACTCATATCATGAGAGAAACAATGGATTTAAGGCTTAAAGATTTTTCAATTCTCAATAATCTAATATTAGCAGATGGCTTTCCAGTCCTTGATTTAGTAAACATGAAACTTAGTCTTATCCAATGGCAGACGCTAATGAAGTGGCATTTCTGGGTGTATGACCAAAGAGTTTTTGAAGGGGATTTCCCCTTAGTCATAGACCTTACAGATTGGGAAAATGAAGGTAGAAAAGCAGGAAATTAATAAAATTATGAGCTACGGAAAATTAGTTAAGAAAATCAGTTCTGGAAGTGGGTTTGTGAGGTTTATTGTGAGATAGAAGATGCTTGCAATAATATCAGTTTGTTGGAGAAGCACTATTCCTCGGATCATCCTCAGGCAATCGACAAAGATGATAAGAGACTTTTAAAATAAAAAGATAAAATCCAAACATATCTAAAGATGCTACCCTATCAGATATGGTTTTTTCTTTTGATAGATTCAATTCATCCGTAGGATACCAAAAAACTCTATCCAAAAGAGCAATATATTCTAATCCATTTTTCTTATTTGGGGGTAAGTAGAAAACATTAGAATTTTGTTGATTCTTGATATTTGTTAAAATATTATCACGATTTGGATGATTTTCTAATTTTTTTGAAAAATTGGAAAACTTTGTCAATGGAGCAAATAATACTTGTTTTGGAATATCACGATTTTTATCATCAATATTTATATCACAAGTATTAGAAATAATTATTGCGGCAGTTTCTTTTGATAGGTATAATTTAGTTTTAGAATCAAAAATAGGATGCCTAATAGAAGTAAGTATATCTCCTTGTAAGAAATGGGTTGGGGTGTTTTCTAAATAAAAATCAGTATAATACTTAGCAGGCAAAGACTGCCCAACCCTTTTTTCACTTTTGGGATGGAACTGTTCCAAGCCTGCTCTTAACTTTCCCTTGTCTGTATCACTTAAATAATGTTGGGAAAGAACCCTATCAAAAAAATCTGTTTCAAATAAACTCATTATATCTTTATAACGTACCAGTTTTCTTAATCTTCATATAAAGATTCTAATAACAAATCGTAAACTTCTCCAGTCAAAGGTTTAGTATTTTGGAACAACTCTTTGCCAAATGACATAATATCAAATTGATCAGTCAAAGGAATTATATCTGAATCTGTTATTATAGATTTAGACAAACGCACATTCGTTGAATAAGATTTAAAAATCTCGTCTTGATTTATAATAGAAGTCAATGAGTGACCAAAGTAATAATCAATTTTAGATTTTTCCTTGGATTCTTTTAAATTCCATAAAGATACTATTTGTGCAGGTTTATTAGGGATTTCTGAAATCGCTGCCATAGTTTTAGATTTTACCTTAGTTTGTTTTTGAAATTTTCGGTTATAACTGTTTTAAATACTTCAACAGCATTTACATGCACATTATTGGCCAAGGTTTGCCAATCTGCCGCATCATCAGGGTATGTTCCAGTACAGTTTATTTGTACTGTAACCATTTTTTTAGGAGGAGCACTAGTTTTTGTTTGGCATATAGTGTTTATAAGAACTCTAATTGTGTCATTTATGAAAAAATCACTATTGAAAACATGATTAATTTCTCTACCTTTTGAAAAACTACTCATATCGGGAACAAACTTCAAATAATCAACCAACTTCTCTTCAATATCAATCGAAAACTCATTTATATACATTACTTGCACATCTATGAGCCTTCTGCCCAAGTTTAGATCAAAATATATGCCTAAATATTTTTCGATTTTTGGAAAAAAAGTATCCCATCCATCATATTTATTTAGGGCATGTACTGAAAGGCTATCTTTGCTCATTATTATTGCATCATAGTCTTCTTCTGTCCTATATATTATTTGAAGATCATTTTGTATAGTTTCACTTGAAAAATCTTTAGGGTCATTTGAAATGTTAAATTTAACTTGAACAGGTCTTCGCTCTTCTGTTTTAGTAAATCCAAATTTCTCTATTTCTTTATAGAAGTCTGCAAATTTACCAACATTCCAAGATGTTTCTAAACTTGTGTCAAAACGAAATAAACAAACTACTTCTTTGATTTTGTGGTTTTTAAATTCCATTTTTATGGTTTTTTATAAAAAACAGACAAAATTAATAGTTTATTTTATAATTTATATATTTTTTTCAACAAGCTATGATTTTTTTAATTAAAAATGAATAAAAATCATAGCTACTTTTCGTAAAACAGTATTTTTCGATAAATGTTTTATAATGTCTTTTACAAATATTTGTAAAATTAATTAGATAGTCTCATCTTTTTTATGATATGATGAGCCGAGAGGAAAGAGTTTACCATTGGATACATATATACAAAACCAAAAGATAGTAATAAGAATTCTTCAATAAATATTTCTTTTGCCCTGAATCTTAATAAATCAATCAACATAAACATAAGACCAAATAAAAATAAAATCAAAGAGGCAATTGTAAGTATTTTAAAAAATAATGGTATGCGAATTTTAACTTCATCATTCTCAATCTTAATGTAGCCGTAAGCATTCGAGACAGTCTTCCAATCAACGTCATTTTTTTTTCTAAAATTCTCTAAAGTCTTTAGTTTGGACAGTTTTATATTTAGCTTGAAGGCTTCTTTCAACCTGTTGTATTCAATGTAGTCTTCATTCATAGACTTGGCATCTTCATTCAAAAAATTATCAGATTTTAAATAACGTGTACTTTGTTTACTTTGTCTTATCAAAAAATATCCACCAATAAGTGCAACAATTATTGGAACTAAACTATTGATTAAATCTTTCATAAGCGTTTTTTTCTAAAGTAAGTAAATAATTTATATATTACAAGCAAATGAGATAATATTATTAAGATAAAGAAAAGGCATCTATCTCAGATAATTTTATTCTTATAAAATTTTTATTCCTTCCCACATCAGAAGAAGTAACAACATTTTTTAAATGTATAAAGTCTATTTTTGGATTGCTGTTACTTTTAGAGGCTTCAGACAAGTCTTTAAAAGCTGAAATTGCAAGAATTTTATTTTTATCCTTACTATTTTTTTCATAAAAATCAGCCAAATATTCGTAGTACTTATATTCTGGTATTAAAGTACCATTGATACAAACACCTTTTAAAATTACAAATATTGATAATTCTCCTTCTGAGAGCAACGCTTTTACAAAAGTTAATAAAAGCTCATCTTTAGAATCTATTAAATCCATATCTATTAGTTTTTGGCAACCTACAAAATAAAAAAACACCACACAATCAGGGAATCCCTGATTTTTGCATGGTGTAATGAAATAATTTTTTAGGCAATTTTTAGTAATACAAACCTTGTTATTTATAATAAATTAGGGTATAGATGCTAAATTAATGGTGTAATATTTTGTAAAAAATTTAAGAAAAACGTCAAAATTAAATGTTATAACATTTAATTGAAATTTGATTTTTTAGATTTTACTCCTCATAAAGCACATTAAATTCTTTTTCAATTATATCAATTTCTCTATTGATATGTTCTTTCTTTTCCTCTTCAGTCAATACCTCCAAATCCAAAATGCTTCTAATTTTGGAAGTGGCATGCCTTACAATGTGGCTGAGCTTAAAGGCTATTTTCTTGGAGTATCGATACAAAACTACCAATAGGATAGAAAGGCTAAGAGAGGTAAAAAATAAGTCCTCATGTGGATCAAACTCTTCTTTGTAGGGCAATTTTTCCAAAAACTTCATAAACTGATAAGAGATAGCAAAAACAGTGAAATTTCTATTCCTTGCTAAATAAATACCCACCAAAGTAATACAGGGGGCTAAAGATTGCTGGGAGAGCCAGATATAATAATAAAACGTATCATAATACAAGATCTTCCAATCCAACAAAGCTTTAGGCAAAATTATATGTAAATTATGAAATATTGGTAGGCTTAAAATCAATATAAGCCCTACTTTTCTTGTAGGACTCATATTCATAAAGGTTTGAAATGCTTTGAAATTGCTTATCATAAGTTCTCTTCAATGATTTCTTGGATATTGGTTTTGGTTGATTGTGTTAAAGATGGGTCATTAAGCAAAGCAATAATTCCATCACGATCAATGAGGTTATTGGCTAAGGCATACAGCAAATCATCTTTGATTTCTGATTTTGGCTTATTGTTCAAACAAGTAGGCCAAGTGCTACTTCCGGGGAAGCATTTTCTTGTAGGTCCGTCAGGCATATTATTGTTGGTTAGTTGGTGGCTGTGTAGGGGTTTCAACAGCAGGTTTATCATATCCCATTTCCTGGGCAAACTGCTCTTGAGAAATAATACCTTCAGCTTTAAGTTTCATAAGATTATCTATCTTGACTCCTTGGGCTTCATGTTCAAGTTTTTGGTCACTAAGCACAGGTTTATCAAACTTCACTTCTAAATTCACATCATAGCCTTGCATCAAAAGATGCATCTCAAAAAGGTCTTCTAGGAAGTATGCTATAATATTTTGAAAAGAAGTAATTTTTGATGTAAATATTGTAAGCAATATTTTCCCAAATGTTTCTGCTCTACTTTGTTGCCTACCCAATAAGTTAGGGTCTTGCTTCAAGCCTGCCATTGTATTGATGTCATTGAGCATCATGATGTCTTTGGCATTATCTCCATCCATCATTTTACTGCCTGTTAGCTTGAATTCGTGACTATCTTTATAGCCCATCACGTATCCACTATTCATGTTTTTCTCAACTTGTGGACGAGCTTTTTCAAGATAAGCTAAACATCTTTCATAATAAGCGTCAGGGGTTTCATTCTCTTCTTGGGGAGGAGCTGTGAGTAATACCTCCAAGAACCCCATCAAGCCAAACTTTTCAGCCACTTTGGCAAACCCTTTCAGGAGGTTTCTTTCAATTCCTATACTTTCTAAGGCTGCTAAGAATGGAGGAATACCATAAGGATTATTATTATCCGAACTGATAGCAGAATAAGTATAAGTAGTAGTATTTAGCTGTTTATACCCATTGGGAGCTTTTGAATTTTTTTGGTGAGGGACATAATCCCCATCAATTGAAAAAAAACGTATTGTATAGGGATTTACAAGCGGAATCTTTACAATTTCAGTTAGTTTTGCGTTTGGGACTTTCTCTATGGATAAGCATCCATTAATTGCCATCTGACGAAGCATATTATTGATAGCAACGTCAAGATTTAGTTTTTTATGTAAAGCCTTTAATATCTTCCGAATTTTCTTGTCGGCTCTTTTCCCAGTATCTTCTAATATGACATTATAGGGTGTATTAGCCAAATTGATAATGTTATCTACTGCCAAAGAAACATTCCCATTAAATATTGCATAGCGTTGCAATAGTGGCAACCATTCAACCCCAAATGTTGGCTCAAGAGGTGTTCTTGAGAATCTAATATTATACAAATCAGAATCTTCATTGACTGTCTCTCTACCCAAAGAAGCCCTATTACCCATAGGCATTTCAGGAGGATTCTTTTTAACATATATTTCTTTTACCTCTGTTTTTTTGCTTGAAAACAAAGATATAAAGGAAGACCAAAACCAAGCCATAACATATTTTTTTATCAAAATTAACTTTTTTCGTTAAAAATATTTTATTTTATTTAAAAAATTTTAGTGAAATTATTTTTTTTTGTTACTTTTGCTATATCAATATCTGAGGCTTTATTTCCTTTATTATGAATAGTTCAATAAGATTAGAATTAGGGCGTTCAAGCCAAATTCCACAAGACACAGCACAAGCTAAAGCAGCAGCAGAGGCTTTTGGCATGGCATTCTCAGCAGAAGATGCACCTACCTATATAGTTGCTTCACAATCATCAGCAGATGGGGGAACTTCATCATCAGAAACACAGTTTGATGGCGAATTTCTAAGAGTTCCTTTCAGAGCTATCACAGCTACAATGGTAGGAGCTTACAGTTTCAAAGCTACCGATTTTAGTACACCTGGTGTATTGCAATCAGCTATGAAAATGATTGTAGGAAAGGCAGCATTTAAGAACCATGACCTTTGGGATGTTGAAAGTGCCATTGGTACCATTGAATCCGCAAAGTGGACTGCTCAAAACGGAGATATTCCTGCTGGTATTGATATTATGTTTAAGATTAATGCCAAAAACAATCCTCGTATTGCTAATTCTTTACAGAACAATGAGATTCAGTCTTGCTCTGTAACAATTGATTTTGATTGGGAACCAAGCCACAGAGAAAAATACACTGATAAAAATGGAAATTTTGATTGGTGGGAATTCTACTGGGATGTTGGTAGTATTGCAGCAGATGGCAAAATGATATGTCGTAAAGCTACCAAAGTTAATGATATTCACGAATGCTCTCTGGTTAGTTTAGGGGCTGATCCATACGCAAAACGCCTTGATAGCAATGGAAAGCCTATCAATATTGATAGAGCTGGAATACTTTCTATGTGTAAAGAAGGGAACTTCACTCAAGAGCCTATTTTGTATGTAAAACAAGATTTGAAGTTTCAAATCAATCCAGAAGATGATTTTGAAGAGGCTATTCAGTTCGCTTATTCAAAACTGAAAAAACAGTATGATGTAAATACTGAACTCAATAAGCAAAAAGAAGCCTTAGAGTCAAAATTAAGTTTTTCAAAAGATAGCACTGAAGAGCTTAATAAAGCCAATGAGGAACTTGCAAAACTAAAAGAGCAATTAGCTCAATATGAGCAATTCGAAGCCTACAAAGCCAAAGCAGAGAAGTATGATGCAAACCTCAAGGCTCAACGTGATGAGGTTGTGAGGCTTTATAAATTGGCTAATCCTAAAAATATCCAAGAAGAACTCGTGAAATTGATTGAAGGCTCTGAAGGCATACAACTAGATGCCTTTGCAAAACAATACGGGGGTTCTCTTATCAATATGTTTTCTCCGAAGTGTGGTGATTGTGGCTCTTATAATATCAACCATCAAAGCACTGAGCATGAGAAAATAGAGAATGAAAATAAGGTTCAGATGTCGGATGAAGAGTATAAAAGAACCTTCAAATCCATGAAGATTTAATATAGAAATCAAGTTGTTCAACTCTCAAATTTTATAAAAAGATGGCATATTCATCAAAAAATTTATCCATTTCTTTCAACAGGGCAACAGGAAAAGAGTTCCCCGTTGGAGCTTCCGTAGCTCTCACTTCTGCGGGTGTTTTAGATACACCTACCACTCATGAGCTAACTATTGGTATAGTTGCTTCTAATCATGAAGATTTTGGGAGAACTACTGTTGATACCATTTTTACAAATACAGTAAAAGGTATTGCTAAAGTAAATACAAACGCAGGCGTGCTTGTAAAAGAGGTATTCACTGATAGTGTTACAAATAATAAGCCTACTTATACACTTGCTGCACAAGGCAATTATGCAATTGGTATTGCATTAACTACTGCCACGGCAGGCAACGAGATAGAGATAGGCATATTAGCTGCTCCTATCGTAAAATCTTAATCTTAATTCATTGGGTTAAGATAACAACTTGATTTTCAAACTTTAAAAATTTCAATAAAATGAAAAAAGTTCATAGATTAAATGTAGAAAATAAACAAGTCAAAGATGAAGTTCAAAAACTTCACAAGGAGCAAGGAGTTGTAGCTACATTCAGTAATGAAAGTCTCACTAAAAATATAGCTGCTGACTTAAAATCTGGCTTCAAAATGTTTGAAGCATTGTTACAATCGGGTGCCAATAATACCGTTGCAAATCCACTTCAATATTCTTTTGCTGACTTTGTTCACGAACGTTGGGGATTTTCAAAGTCTGAAAATGGTAGCCCTGATAGTTTTTACCATCAATTAGGGATTGACCCTAGCCAACACACATTGGCTAGCTTGTATCAACAATTCCCAGAGGGCGAAACAAGAGAATGGCTGGCTCCTGCCATCATTCGTGAGGCAATCCGTGAAGGTATCATCTCTGACCCAATGTATCAGGAATTGATTCGTGCAAATGTTGGAGTAAATTCAACATCTGTCCAAATGCCAAAGGTATTAGTCTCTGATTCCAATGTAAAAGAAGTGTCTGAGGGAGAAACAATTCCCATTGGTACAACCAAATTTGGTAAAAAGACTGTAAACCTACGCAAGTATGCTTATGGTATTGAGGTGAGTTACGAGGTACTCCAATTCGTTCCTTTGAATATCATTGCTACGTACATGGAGGATACGGGTAATAAATTTATCAGAGGCTTAAACACAAGAGCAATCAAGACTTTGATTGAAGGGGATCAGGCGGATGCTTCTGAGTCTGTTGGGGTAATTGGGGTAGATACTACCAATACTCTTGCATACAAAGATTTATTAAGAGGTTGGTTGAGAATGCAACTTTTAGGAAGACGCCCTTCTGCAATGCTTGCAAATGAAGTAATGAGTTTGGAGGTTCTTGAAATGCCAGAGTTTAAAAACTATATTCAAGGACAGCCAAGAATTGGTTTAAATATCAAAACTCCATTGCCTCAGACTCAAAATCACTATCTACATAGTGCTGCTCCTGCAAAATCTATTGTCTTGCTTGATACGCTTCAAACAATGATGCAATTAACTGCAATGGACTTGATGGTAGAATCTGATAGAATTGTTGCTAAGCAATTAGAAGGCACTTATGCCTCTATGATTACAGGCTTCTCTACTCTTCAGAGAGATGCAAGACTTGTAATTGATAAATCAAAAGCATTCAGCTCATTCAATTTTGGCTCATTGCCATGGATGGCTACAAATGATGCTGTAGAATTATAATCTCCAAACTTCTAATTTCCATCTAAGCCCTGCTTTTGGGTAGGGCTTTTAAAATTAAAATTATGGCAACAGTAAAAGTAAAACACAAGAAAGCGGGGAGTTATATACACCCTGTAACACGCGTATTAATTCCAAACGGTGATTTTGTTGAGGTAGAACATGATGATGAGATTGAGAAGCAAATTGTGCTTGGTCGTCTTGTGAAAGATGAAAGTGGGGAGAAGGAAGAGAAGGAGGATAAAAAGACGGAAAAGAAAGAGGATAAAAAGGAAGATAAAAAAGATTCCAAAACTGACAAATCCTAATGCGAAAAGTAAAAGTTCGATTAAAAGATAGTTCTGCTTCATTCGAGGATTCTGGGCAAAAATTAATAGGACGTTCTGTAATGAGTTTTCCTAAAACTGAAAAAGTAGAAAGGGGTATCAAAACAGGATTACTTTTGGTAGAAAAGGAAGAACCTCAAGAAGAAATTAAGCTTCTTAAGGAAGAAAAAGAGGAGAAAGAAGAAAAAAACAAAAAGAAATAAAAGATGCTTGATAAAACGCTATTAGAGTTAGTAAAGGGCAGAATAACAGTAGCCACAGAAGATGAGGTAAAAGTAGAGGAAATAGGGATAGAAGTTATCATTGAACTTGAACCTTATCTCAAAAAGAACTTACCTTTTGAGGAATATACTGACCTTGAAAAACTACTCATAGCAGATTACACGGCATACAAATTTCTTGATTTTGATTTCTCTATCAATAATTCTACTCAGGAAGCCCAAGGAGACAATCCTATTAAAATCACAAAAGCAGATGTAGTTGAAGTACATTTTGATACTTCCAGAAGTAAGGATGATTCATTGATTCGGCTTACAAGTAGATTGAAAGCTTCTATTTGCCAAAAAGCTAAAACTCTGAATATAAGTTTGCCACTTTGTTCAAGTGGGCAATCTACGAAAAGTAATTACAGACCATTTATTACTTACACCCCATGAAATCAAAAATCTTAATAGCATTTATGTTGCTTTTTGCAACGCTATCATTTGCAGTTCCTAAAATCGAAACGAAAATGCCTAATCCACTTCCTAAAGACAAATTACGAGAAGCCTTAAAAACGCCTTTCGATTTGATGGCTCAGATGGATATCGTCTATCATCTGAAAGCCCAGAAACCTGATCGGTTTAAAGAAGGAGAATCTTATGAAGTGACTAATTATAATATCAAGGGTTTAGTAGTTGAAGACCGAAAGAATACAGAAACCAATACTACCCTCCAAGGCAGTCGAACGAATAACGAAGGATACCTGCTTATCAATTATGATTATGCTAATGATGCGGGTCTCGTTACTTCTGATGGAAATTTTAAAGGCAATCCAAATCGAGACACATTCACATATCAAAATCGAGTCTATGAAATTATAGACATTGTTCCGGTTGGGCAACTCGTAGATGAGTTTACAGCATTCAAAATTTACTACAAATACAAGAAATAGAAATTATAAGATGATTAAGAAGTTTGGTGATTGGAATAAAGTAGAAAGTTTAGTTCGCAACCTCGATACTATGCTGAAGAAAGCCAATCACCAAGCACTTCAAAAAATCACAAAAGAGGCAGAAAAAAGAGTAATAGACCATTTGGATAATCAGGATTTATCTTGGGAACCGCTCTCCGCTTCTTATAAAAATGACAAGGTTAGAAAAGGTTTATCAAATGGTATACTGATAGCTAGCCAAGATTTCAGAAATGCAATTACAAGTATTATAACATCAGATACAGGCTTTGTAGGAATTCCAAAAGGCAAGAGAAATAGAGAAGGGGAGGAATTAGAAATCATTGCAGCAGTTCATGAGTTTGGTTCAGAGAAAAGAAATATCCCAAAAAGGCAACTTTGGGGACCAACATTAGAAGAAGTTTCGCTTTGGATAAGAAGTAATAATATTCCTGAGCAAGAAGTTGAAAAAGAATTCAAAAAAAGAGGATTAGAAGTAGGAAAGAGAGGGGGAGTATTTTACCGAAACAGTCAAGGTAATAAAGTTTACGTCAAAAGATAATGTTTTTCACACCAGCACAAATAGAGAGGGGAATTTTTGAGGCTATCAGATTAAAAGCTGTAGCAATGGGATTGTGGCCTGATGAAACAACAATGACAACAGCAGAAGAGCTAAAAACAGCATTAGATGCTATAAATACTCCAATAGAAATAATAGGTATTGGGGACTACAGGGCAAGAGGGGAAAAACCTCTGAATTGTCTTTTAGTAGATTTTGATAGTGGAAATTCGGCAGAAGTTGGAGCAATAGGAGGCGTAAGATATGAGCTTCAAACATCTGGCAATACATATAAAAAAATAGGATTACCCACACAATCTGAAAACTTGAATTTTCAAATCAGGGTAATAGCCGAAAATACAGCCGGCAGAAGGCTTGCAGAATTAATACTAAGAGCTTCATTAAGAAGAAAAACATACCTAAAAGGGGTAAAAGATAATGGGTCTTATACTGATAATGGATTTTGGGTATTTGGAGGTAATTTCATAGACATCTCAAAAAACGAGTATGGAATTGAAAGAATGTTTACCTACACCGTTTCTAATGTGTTCTTAGAGCCTACTGAGGACTTGGGAGAAGTTGCAGCAACCCAAGAAATCACAATTGATACTGAAATAAATCTCAACTAATATAATTATGGCATCACCATCAGCAAATACAATCATTACAGATAGCTCTACACTTAATCCATCAGGCTTAAAAGGAGTTGCTTGTGTGCAAGGTATTACAACCAAGGGACCTATTGGGAAGTCTATTTTGATAAAAAACTGGAGAGAATTTCAACAGTATTTTGGTGGGTATCATCCAACAAGTTTATTCCCTCTCTATTGCCAAAGAGCATTGGATAAAGGGGCTAAATTGTATGTCACGAGAGCAGCCCATTATGAGGATATTGATGATATAGAATCATGGACGGGTACACTTGCTTCAGTTTCTTTGGGTGGAAGTATTAATGCAAGAGCATTATATCCTGGTGTGGGATATAATGGTATAACTGTTACGGTAGCTGATGGTGGCACCAGTTTATTTTGTACTATCACAGTAAAAGCTTCTGGCATGGAAGATCAGGTTCTTTTGAACGTAAAAAGAACTGTTACACAAACAGAATTAGATGCCATCAGTCAGCAATTTAAAGATAAGTATAGAGATAAAGCTCTTATATCTTTCAAGGCTACTTTTGCAACTCCTACCACTACTGTGTCTTTTACAAATTCTGCAAATAATGCTCTTACTTCAGGTGCTCAGGATGTTTCAGAAATTGTTGCTGATGATTACAATGGTTCAAGCGTTGCAAAAAATGGTTGGTACGCTTTTGATGAAATAATTGATAGTGATGTAATCTATAATTTTGATGCTCCTATTCCAGAAGTAGATGCAGGCTTAGCAGCATACTGTATATCTAGGGCTGATATGCGTTTTGCTATTCGTCCTCCTGTTGGATTGAATGCAAATGGTTGGGAAGATTATCGTATGGGTACAGGTGCTTACTCACATACTCCAATTGACACATGGCAAGGAAAATTGATTGCTGGGGATATTAAAGTTTATTACCAAGACATTGAAACTACAATTTCTGCTATTGCAGATGTGTGTGCTTTAGAAATGAAGAAAAGCTTCAAGTGGTTTTCTACTGCTGGTCCAAACAGAGGGAAACTAACCAGTGATGTAATTGGTACACCTTATAATTTATTGTCAGCAGCTCTCAAGGGAGATTATGATAATGTATATCCTAAAGGTGTAAATGCTGTAGGTAAACATGTCAGTTTCGGGATGGTGTTCTGGGGTAGTAGATCACTATTATTAGACCAAACAAAAGTCTTAAAATTTGATAACGTTGCTGATTTATCTCTGTACATCAAAAAAGAGCTAGATAAAATCGTTTCAAAATACACTTTTGAGCCAAATGACTTGATAATGATTGGACAAATCTATAATGAAGTCAAGCCATTTGTAGAGTCTTTGGAAACACAAAGAGCTATCCACCCTGGTAAATGGGAATGGATTGGAGACCAAAATGTATCTGATGTGGCTGATGTAGATTATAATACTCCTGAGGATATTCAAGAGGGTAAATACAAAGCAAAACTAAGATTTGCTCCAATTGTAGCAAATGAAATTATAGAGATAGAAGCATCTAATAGTGATTTAGGTTCATTTACTACAACTATTCTATAATTTTTCTTCAATAAGTAAGGTAAAACTTTAAAATATCACAGAGATGCAAGGTAATCCATTAAATACATTTCAATTCAAACTATTGATATTTGGATTGAATCCACTTTCTGAAATAGAAGTGCAAAAAGTAAAGACTCCTACCAAAGAGATTTCAGAAATAGAAGTTGGAGCAGGAACGGAAACTCTTAAATATCCGGGCAAGATTAAGGTAGGTGATTTGGAAATAGAAAAACTAAAGGTTAGTGTTGTGGGAGCTATTGACCCGATTTACCAATGGTTTAATGATGCTCAGAATTATGGATTTGGTTCAAAAAGTCCATTATCTTATAGAAAGCAAGGTCAGTTATGGCTATTAGCTGCTGACATGGTTACGAAATTACAGGTTTGGGAAATAAAAGAAATCTGGCCTAAAAAAATAGAAGGCTCTGATTTAGACCTCAAAGCAAATGAGTTGTATATTGATAAGGTTACATTTTCGGTGAGAAGATTTGAGCCTGTCATTATAAACGCTTAACTTAGCACCTTTGTAGCCCTAAAAGGTTATGAATAATTAAAATTGTCACAAAAGGCTGTAGGTAATAACCACAGCCTTTTTATTTTATCCATCTCTTCTTCTTTGGTTGTTTTCATTTTTCTTATTGACAATTTTTGTGATTTCTTCATCTCCAAATACAAATGTGAATTTTTGTTCTTGTTGTTGTTGCTCTGGAGTATTGACAGTAACATTTGTATTGCCTCCTGCCATTTGTTGGGCTTTTTGTTTAGCCATTTGCTGAGCCATTTCATTGAGATTAAACATACCTCCCATTTGAGTAGTTTGCCCTTGTGGTGTTATGCCTGCAAACATTGCTCCTGCCATACCACTTCCTGCATTGGGACCAGTGCTAATTCCTGCCGCCTCAAAAATCATATCCATACCAGGTATCTCTAAGATTTTAGAAAGAAACCATCCCTTAAATGATTCCCAAGCTCCCAAAATTCCATTTTTAATATTTTCTACCATCTCCATACCCCAATTCACAAACCTTGAGGGCAGAGCAAAAAACCATTCAGTAAATTGATTGAATTTGATAGCTAAGTAATTTGTAAATGATCCCCACAAATCGGAAACCCATTGTGTAATAGCTCCCCAATTCGTAAACGCCATGTAAACGCCATAAATCAAACCTATGATTAATAAGAAAGGCCATGTAGCAGCTATTACTGCTGATGCCAAAGCCCACATTTTAATAATCAAAGCCCCCACAGCAATCACCATAACCCCTGTTAAAAATCCTGCCAAAACTTGACCAGCTGCTCTCCATTCATTTATTGAAGAGGTTGTTTTATTCAGCCAAGGCACCCATTCAAAAATAACATTCAATAGTGGTCTGATAGCTGATTTAATGACATTGAATACACTTGAAACAACATTGCCTATGGCTTTAAATATTGTGGCAAAGGCTGAGAACATTCCTGAAAACATTTCTTTTATCCTGATAATCCAAGTTGACAAATTGACAACTAAATCCAATATACCTAATTCAGCAAGCCTATTCTCCATCCCTCCCAAATTAAAGCTATTACCATCCCAAGAGTTCCATACTGTAATGAGACTTTGCACCACGCCTCCCAATCTTTGCATAAATAGCAATAACCCACTGCCTTTTGAAGCCGTTCCATTTGCATACTCATTAAAACTACTCAATGCATTCTTAATGAGCATAAACACACCAAAAATAGCAACACCAATAGCTATGTAGGGTAAAAAAGGTATCATAGCCTGCCAAGCACTCAGAGCTAACATCTTCAATCCTCCTGTAAGACCATTGACAGCAAACGCATTGGCAATAGCTGTTTTACCCATACTCATGAAGGTATTGGATAGAGATAAAGACATAAACCTTGCCCCAGCCATTGTAATCGTGAGAGCTCCAAGAACTGTTAATAACAAACCTAAGCCCATAGTAGCCACAAACAACACTTTGCCAAGAGGTGTTTTAGCAAACTCAGCAGCCGCTTGAGCAAAGTTAATGAAGAATCTAACACCTTGTTTCAAGTAAGGTAATAGGATATTTCCAAACTCCTGCTTTACAAAAGTTAAGTTATCTTTAAAGGTAGATACTAAACCATTATAAGTTCCTGACTGAGCCTCCATCATATTATAGAATTTGCCACCCTCAGAGGTCATGTTTCTAAATGCCTCTTCTACTTGTGCAAAAGGTATTTTCAAGCCTCTTGTGCTTGTTAAATCTTTCACAGTTCTTCCTGTTACTCTCGATAACTCCTCCCAAATGGGGATACCTCTATTTGCAAACTGACGAATATCTATAAGTCCTGCATAACCAGCAGTCCTAACAGTACCATACAAATATGATAATTGTCCCAAAGGGATATTCAAACCAGAAGCAACATCACCAAGCGTTCTCATGGTTGGGATAAGCTCCTGTTGAGCAAACCCATAAGCCAAGAGTTGTTTTGTGGCTCTCGTAATCTCTGGGGTTTCGTAGGGAGTAGCTGCTGCAAATGCTTGAATATCTTTAATCATAGCCCTTGCCTTCCCAGCATCCCCAAGCATCGTTCTGAATGCCATTTGTTGTTGCTCCAATTCTGCTGCTGCTGTGATGGATGAGCCTGCACTAGATAGAAGGGTAGTACCTGCTCTCAGTAATGCAAATCCACTATTCATAGAGTTCATCATTATATCAAACTGCTTTTCTGCGTGCTTAGAAGAGCCTGTAAGATTAGAAAGTGAACGTTCTATTTGAGAAGCTTCAGCAGAAAACTGATTCTTTAACTCGAAAATAAGACCAAAACCCAACATAAATTTTATATTTCACTAAAAATATTATAAATTTACTAAAAATATTTTAATGAAATCTCCTTTTTACGAAATATTCTTGGTTGTAGGTGAGCAGAATAAAAATATCACTGATTATGTAGAGAGCTTTGATTATGAAGACTGTCTCAATGAAGATGATATGCTGACTTTATCTATTAAATCAAAATCATTTGATTTTTTAGAGAATAAAGATATTGTAGTGGGAGGAATCATTCTATTTCAATACGGCTACATTCAAGGGCTTACGTCTGCTCTTAGAAAAGCAAGAATTACAGATATTGATACAAATTATGGGGATATTGTGAGTGTTACAGTCAAGGCTTATGATTTAGGTACTGTGATGAAGAAAACAACTGAGCAAACTGTTTGGAAGAATAAAAAAGCATCAGATATAGCTACTGAAATAGCCAAAAAATATGGATTAAATCCAAAAGTAGAGGCAACTCAAAGGGTTTATCCATCATTACCCCAAGGCAATAAAACAGACTTTCAATTTTTAAAATACTTAGCTTCAGTAGAAGAAAATGGTTCATATCGATTCTTCATTAAAGATGGAGATTTGATATTTAATAAGTTGGATTTAAAGAAGGATGCTAAAAGACTTTATATTTATCGTGATAATTCCACTGGGGCATCTGTGATTAGCTTTAAACCATCTTTAAGAGAAAGTTCACAAAGTAGTAAAGCGAATGAATTAAAAACAGTGGGTTTTGACCCAACAAAACAAAAAACGGTTGCTTCAGTAGTAAATGATGCCACCTCAAAAGATGATATTAGGCTTGGCAATAGTAGCATTAATATGTATGATGCAAATGGGAATGTTTTGGCAGGCAATTTAAAAGATGGGACTAAAGTATTACAGGGAAAAGCTGTTGGGGGGCAAAACAGTTCAAATATTATTTCTACTCCTGAAATGTCTTTGGGAAGTGTTTCTGATATAGCCAATTCAAAGAAGAAAGCAAATACTCAAAAAACATTAGTAGGAACACTCACAATAGAAGGAGACCCTACACTCAGTAGTGATGAAATCATTACAATGGGGGGTGTTGCTAAGATACATTCAGGCAATTGGTATATTGAGAAGATAAAGCATACTATTAATAGCAATGGCTACACAACAGTATTAGAACTATCTAAGAATGCAATCAATGCTAAGAATTCAGACATTCAAAATAATACTGGTGGGGTTGTTTCTGGGCTTGGAAGTGGTGTTCAGAAGAATGATAGTGTTGGAGGACTTGTGGCAAGCAAAACAAAAGAAATACCTCGTTATGATGCAAATGGTAATCGATTAAACTAATGGAACTACATAAAGATAACCCTTATTCAGAAAATGGTAAAATAGTTGTTTTTGATGATGGAACAACTGAATTAGATAGACCTCAGGTTTCTTTACCAAGCAATGTGCCTTTTTACTCCTACTTAGTAAAAGAAGGAGAATATTTGGATCAGATTTGCAAAAAATATTATGATGGGAAAGCAGACTATCCAGAATGGTATAGTCTAATAGTAGCCGATATTAATAATATTGACTTACCATTAGACCAAAGTTCTTATGTAGGAAAAACAATTAAGATTCCTTTTTTCCAATATCTTGAATTTTTAAATACTTAGTATATTTTTCTTGAGCCTGAAGAGCTTGAGGACTTCTGATAATTAGCTCCTTTTGCTCAAGTTTAGAGAGGTACATAAGTAATGAAATCTCAGTGATTCCAACATCTTTGGCAATCACTTTTTTTGCCTCCATACACCAACCTTTTACAGTTTTCTCTTGCGTTTGGTACTGATAAATGATATTCAAGATAGCAGCCTCATAGATATTTATCTCAAGCTCTTTCATGGCTTTGGTGCTAACTTGAATATCTAAAATTTCGTAAGATGCTTCTTTTACTGGTCTTCCTGCTTTTTTACCCATAATATTTTAAATATTAGTATTAGTATTTAGGCAAAAATATAAAAAAATAATAATAATAAAATTTTTATATTAAAATTATAAAGCAGAGAATGGAGGGATGTTGTCTATTGCTTCTAAAATAAGGCTTTTCTGAGTATCAAATTTTTTGCCTTTGAAGTGTTTTACTAGATACTCAATGAACTCTTTGAATACTCTGATTCTTGCATTATCAAGGGATATTACGAAAAAGTAGTTATTATCTATGTGGCATTTCTTCTGATATTTTTCTGCAAAAACAGCATACTTATCTGGCATATCAGCAATATCTACTTGCGTAATAGCTTTGAAGACCTTTTTACGTTCTTCTAATAATATTTTCCACTTTGTTTCTACAGGTATTTCATAGAGATTATTATCTGTAATGTATTTAGATAGAGATGTTACTACATTTCTAGTATATAAGTTAGGTACAAAATATTCACACTCAATTTTGTCTTGGACACATTTAAGGCAATATTCGAACAATTCTTTGAGAAATTTTATTCTATTTTGTTCCCTTAAAATATCCTCCTGTTTTTCTTTTTCTTTTTCTTGTTCCTTCCAAAGTTTTTGAGTGACTTCTGATTTATATTTTTTGTACGAAGCAATAGCTTTGATAATACCAGGTATAGATAAGAACTCCATCGTTGGAGTAACATCATTTTCAACATCTCCACAGATAGCAAGTTCTATTGCAGTTTCAACCTCCTTTGTAGTAAAATTATAGGCTTTTGATAATAGTTGAAGCTCTAAAGCTTCTTCAAAAAATTGTCTTTCTTGTGGATTTTGAAGCATTTTATTGTGACCTAAAAGCAGTAATGTTTTGCTTACAAGTTTATTAGAAAACATAGCCATTTCTGGCTTTGATAGCTCCTTTATGGTTTTTGCATCTGAAGCATGTACAATGCTTAGCTGAAATGGATTAAGCCCCGATGTTTGTCGATATACTACCAGATTCATCTTGATTAATTTTTTTTAGTTTTTCCTGTAATACTTGATTCCCTACCATGAATGTATTTGAAATGCCTCCAGAATTCTGATTCTGAAATAGTGTTGTTTTCATTTTTGGCTTACCATTATTCACATCTCCATCAATCCAAACCTTACAGGTTAGTAGCCAATTGCTCTTTTTATATTTATTTGCTGTACTACCTTTAGGCCAGTCCATGAGCCTGCCATAATAATATTGTATATCGTATTGGGAATATGAAGGGTATTTTTCAATAAATTCTTTTTCAAAGAGAACATTATTATCATAATAAGGGGTATCCCTAAAGAGAATTTCATTATTTATCTTCTCTACCTTCTCTTTGACTTTTTTAGCTTTAGGCTCTGGTTTTGCAGTATCTTCTTGGATTTCTTCAACCACTACAGCATCATGAACTTTCACAAGCTCCCAAACAGTTATTTTAGTTGCGTATGGGAATGCCTCCAAATCTATGTATTTGATTTCTTGTAAATATTTCAAAAATCTATTTACATCTGTTTTACTCCAACGCCATTCTAATGCTAATTGTCCTAGTGTAAATGCAGCCTGAGAGTTATCACATTCTATAACATGATAACCAAACCTACTCGATTTACCACACTTAGAAAGCAAACTCAAAAGAGCCTCAGCTTTTGAGTATTTACCATCTACTAAAGACAATATTTTATTTACATCTATTTCCATTATTGGATAATGAATAATTTTTCTTTTAAAAATGTCTCAATTTTTTGCTTTGCATCAGGAATTCCAAAGACTTTTCCGACGAAGAATACACAATTAGGAGCATCTTTTACGATTATAAAGGCTTCTAGTGACACATCTTCAGTATTTTCAATGATTGCAGCATCAAAATAGTTGTTAATGCTGGCTTTTTGGCAGTCTCCATTTTGCTCAAATATCATATGTGTATCGGTTTTAGCTTATCTTCCCAGTCTTTGGGTCTATTAAAGTATCTGTAATTCAAATTTTTGTTATAAACCTGCTGTAAATCGTAGGAATTATATCCTTTATCATTATATTCCACAGCCATCATTTTTACAAGCCTCCTAAGTGTAGTATTACTGCACTGAAGGTATTTGCAGGCTTCTGCTGACTTCAAATAAGGTTTCTTTTGCAAGACTTTCTCTTGCATCTCCAGAATTTGCAAAAGCATACTCTCTAGTTTGGGGATTTTGGCAATGTATACTGCCATTTCGTCAAGAGTCATATCTGTGTTTTTAGTAATTAATATTCTTTAATTGATTAATTTATCTTAATCAATATTTCAAAAAAATTTATGATTTCTTAATTAAATTTCTTGAGTTTGAAGTTCTTGTTGATATTCTTGGATAACTTTTTTAAAAAGTTCAAGAATTTTCCAATTCACACACCTGCCTTGCTTGACATTATAAATTAATGTCTTACAAACTGTATTATCTGTCTTAATAACCCTTTCAGCATAAAAAGGAGGCAGTTTTGGGGTTATTTTTTTTAATTCTTTAGCGAATTTTTCCATGTCCTCAGGCGAAGACACTTTATCTGTATTTTTTAAGATTGGCATAATTTTTAACGCTATTGGAAAAATTAATCAAGAAAAGTTATCAAATTTCTATTCTTATTATTAATATTAGTATTCATACAGTAAATATAATTAAGATTTCTTTAATAAAAAAATAAATAATTAAGATTTTTTAAAACACAATTACAAAACAACTAAAACTCAAACAATTATGGAAGACATTAACGATAGGATAAAGTATTTTAGAGAGAAGATACTAGGCATTGATTCTCAAAAAGAATTTGCAGAAAAAATAGATGTAAGTCCCGCAAATCTCTCACAAATAGAGTCTAAAAGTCAAAAGCCTTCGAATAGTTTTATTGAAAAGTTACTGGGGGCATACCCAAATATAAATATGAATTGGTTACAAAAAGGCAAAGGTCCGATATACGAAAATAAAACAAACTTAATGGGTAATTTCCACTCTGATGAATTGGAGAGGGAAACTGTAAAAGGAGTAACATATCTCAAAATGGGGGACAAGAGGGTAATGGTTGAATTACCTTATATCCGTATGATTGCAACAGCTTCTATACTTGATGTCTATAATGATAATAATTGGACAGATATTCAGGAAGTAATGTGGATACCTTATGTAGATGGAATTCAATACAAAGACACTATTATAACTGATAGTAATGGAGACTCTATGGAGCCTACAATAAAATCAGGAAGTATCATAGTAGCTCAAAAGGTTGATCCCAGTGATTGGGAATACACCACGGGTATTTGTATGGTAATTGTCAATAACATGAGAGTTATTAAAAGAATTAAGGAAAACACGCTACATGAAAGCGAAACTCTAAAACTACATAGTGATAATCCTAATCATGGAGCAATCACAGTCAAGAAAAAAGATATTCATTCAATTTATAGAATCTCATTATCTGTAAATAAACTATGAAGTTTACATTCAGATCAGAATTAGAATCAAAGCCCAATGCAAATGGCTATCATACTATTTTTGTTAGGATAACTCAAAAAACACAAGGAGACCAAAAACCAATTCTGAAACGTGTTCATACGGATTACTCCGTAAAAAAATCTGATTGGGTAGAGAAATCTCGTGAGGTTGTGAAAGGTGGTGGAGTGAAGAAAACACACCCAAACGCTTCTGTCTATAATTCTAAAATTAATGAGCTTATTTATAAAGGAGAGGAGTATGCAAAAAATAATCCTCTTGCCACTATTGATGAAGTAAAAGCATATTTGGATGGTAAAGACATTACAGTTAAAAACCTATTATCTTCCTACATAGAAGGCTTAAAATTGAGAAACCCTCGTAATTGGTCAATATCCACATTTGAGAATATTGATACGCTGATGAGAGAAATCAAAGATTTTGGTTCATTGAAAAAAATAGAAAATGTAGATTTTAAGCATATTGATATAGATTTTTTGAAAGAATTAGATGAAACTTTTTATCAGAACCTTGCTCCAGCTACAGCCAACAAAAAAATAGAAATGCTTAATTCTATTATAAATTTGGCAAAAGATGAAGATGTTTTAGAGGAATCCTACAACCCAACAAAAAAATGGAGATTCAGACCTGAGCCTCAAACTATCAAAACATTTTTAACAGAAGAGGATATTTTAAAGTTAGAAGAAGCAACACTAACCTCTCCATTATCAGATGCTAGAAACTTTTTTATCATGCAATTCTATTTGGCAGGAAAAAGGGTAAGTGATGTGCTTTTGATGAAATTTACAAGTATTACGGATAAGAATTTCAGACCTATTAATATTGAACAAATAAGAGAAGTAGAAGCTCGTTATACTCATTATGTGTATAAGCAATTTGAAAATCATCCCCGTTTGCACTCTGTAAAACTGCCAATGGTAGCAAAGGAAATCATTTTACATTATTATCAGACTAGAAAAAACAATGTTTTTGTATTCCCTTTTTTGGAGGATAGCCTAGAATCTGATAAGTATGGCACAGCAAAGTTAAAAAATCAAATAGAGAGCAAAACAACCATCATCAATAAGAACCTGAAAAAAATAGCAAAGTTGCTTGAACTACCAAATTTCTCTACTCATACAGCCCGTAGGAGCTTTGCTCAGATTTCACGAAACTTGAATGTTTCAGACTTAGACATAAAGGATGCCTTGGGTCATTCGGATATTAAAATTACTCAAGGTTATCTTGATAGTACGGATTACTCAGGTATTGACAGAGCTTTAGAATCTGTGGAAAAGAAAATGAAAAATAAATAA